CTACAAAAATAAAAAGCACCCTTTGAAAAAGGCGCTTTGAAAGAACTATAACTTAATTATAACACAGGAATTATTTTTAGAAAAGAATATTGGAGGAATTAGAAATGTTACTAGAAATTATTATTGCTTTATTGATCATGGTGATCTTGCTTCAAATGATTATTATCAGCGCAATCAGCGAACGATGCAAAGAGTCAAAACGAGAGCTCAAGAAAATGATTCAAGAACAACAACGCATCCAAGAAGCACGGGAAGCAATGCGCTTTGGTTATCGCAGATAGGAGATATTAAATGGCAGAAAACATGAATGTACTGCCTCATGATCTACTAGCCGAACAAGCTGTGTTAGGTTCTATATTCCTTGATCCTGACAAGATTCACATCGCTTCTGAATATTTGACAAAAGATAGTTTCTTCAAGCTATCTCATGGGATGCTCTTCAACATTATGAAGGATCTATCAGATAAAGGAGATCCAATTGATCCCGTATCTGTCAAATCATCCCTTGATTCTATCGGACAATTCGAACAAGTCGGAGGGATGGCATTTCTTGCAAGTCTGATCAATGCAGTTCCTACAAGCGCCCACATAGAACACTATTCAAAAGTAGTTGCTGAAAAGTCAAGAGCCAGAAAAGTCATTGAAGATCTGAGCCAGAGCATTTCAAGCGTTTACGATGGTCAAAAAGATTTGAATGAGATCCTTTCTCAAACTGAGCAGAATTTGTCAACAATTTCAAACGAGCAGAAAAGAGGATTCAGGCCCATCATTGATGTGATTGATTCAACACAGTCCATTCTAGATGAACGATCTCAGAAGATTGGTGATGTGACAGGAACCTCAACAGGCTTCACTGATTTTGACCAAATCACAACAGGCCTTCATGAAGATAACTTGATCATTATCGCTGCAAGGCCTGCAATGGGGAAGACAGCATTTGCCCTGAACATCGCTCAGAACGTGGCCAAAAGTTCAGATAAAGCAGTAGCAATCTTCTCACTTGAGATGGGAGCAGAAAGCTTGGTGGAGCGTATGCTATCAGCAGAAGGTTTGATTCCATCATATCATGTCAGAACAGGGAATCTCTCTGAGAGCGAATGGCGCAGAATGATTTCAGCACAGGAACGACTAGCAAGAGGGAAGATCTTCATTGATGATACAGCAGGAATCAGGATTTCAGAAATTAGATCAAAGGCCAAAAGACTAGCTCAAGAGAATGGCGGTTTAGGATTAATTGTGATTGACTATCTTCAACTGATCGAAGGAAGAGGAAGAGAAAACAGACAACAGGAAGTCTCTGAAATTTCAAGACAATTGAAGATCATAGCCAAAGAATTGAAAGTCCCTGTCATCGCTCTCAGTCAGTTATCCCGTGGGGTTGATCAACGGAATGACAAGAGACCTATACTGTCAGACTTGAGGGAATCTGGATCAATTGAGCAGGATGCTGATATAGTAGCTTTTCTTTACAGAGAAGCTTACTACAAGCGTGATGAACAAGAAGAACCAGACAATGTGACAGAACTCATCCTTGAGAAGAACAGGCATGGAAGCCTTGGGACTGTCCAGCTATACTTTCTCAAAGAATATGCAAAATTTGCAAACAAGGAGGCCTAATGGATGGTAACTGAGAACCGTAGATATTACTGGTTACAATTAAAAGATGACTTCTTCAATTCCAAAGAAATGAAGTTGATGAGAAAGCTTCCCGGTGGAGAAGAGATCACAATCATCTACTTGAAGATGATGCTTGCAAGTCTAGCTGAACAAGGGAAGCTGTATTTTGAAGGATTAGCTGAAGATCTAGCTGAAGAATTATCACTCATCATTGATGAGGATCCGGAAGCAATCAGATTGACATTGATGTTCTTAACTAAGAAGAAATTGTTGACAACATCAGACAATTACCAATTCAATCTTGAACAAGTTCCTGAGATGGTAGGCAGTGAAACAGCAAGCACCCGTAGATCTCGTAAACATCGGGAAACGCAAAAAGCGTTGCAATGCAACACCACTGCAACAAAAGGCAACGGAGATATAGATATAGATATAGATATAGATATAGATATAGATAAGGGGCAGAAGCCCCAATCAGATGTCTATGAAGAAATTATCAAATATCTGAATGAGAAAACTGGTTCACATTTTAAACCAACCAGCAAGTCAACTCAAAGGCTGATCAATGGAAGATTAAGTGAGAACTACACAATTGAAGACTTCAAATATGTGATTGATGTTAAGACAAACGAATGGAAGGACAACACAAAGATGTCTAAATACTTAACACCAGATACACTCTTCAATGCTAGTAAGTTTGAAAAATACCGCAATCAGCAAATGCCTAAACAGCCAAATATTCAGAAGCAAGATGAAAGGTTGGGATTCTAATGAATGAAGAAATTGCATCTTGTGAAAAACATGGCTGTCAGATCCAGCATGCAAAAGTAAAGATCAGTGGATCAGAACAAATAATTGCAATTTGTCCTGAATGTGAAAAAGAAGAAATCCTGAAGATGGAATCTCTCTTGAGACAGGAAGCGAAAATCAAAGCCCTCTTGTCTCACACTTATAAAGTATTTGAAAGAGAGAGCATCTATTCTCAAGAGTTGAGTGATAAAACATTAGAGAATTATGTAGCAGATAATCCAACCAATGAACAAGCTCTCAACTTTATGAAACGGATGCTGAGAGATTATCTGAAGTTTGAAACAGGGAATGTGATCCTAAGTGGACCGCCTGGAATCGGAAAGAGTCATCTGTCTATTGGATTAGCAAAAGCATTGAATGAGCAATCAAAAGAATGTGAGAATCCAAAAAGTGTGATCTTCATCTCAACATCAGCTCTCTTCAATAAGATTGAAGAAAGCTTCAATGGTCGAGGAGACTTCACAGAGAACTACGCTGTGGACCTACTCAGCAAAGTTGACTTTCTCTTCTTGGATGATTTGGGGAAAGAAAGTAGCATGAGCGCCAATCTTAAAGAGGCGAATGATTGGAGACAAAGGGTGCTATTCAAAATATTGGATAGCAGGCAAACAACAATCTTCAACACTAACTTGTCAAGTAATGACATCAAAACAATCTACAATCAAGCACTTGCTGACCGAATTTTTAAAGGAGCAAGCAAGCACATTTATAAATTTCCTGAAAGCATGGAAAGTCGGAGGTATTAACGAATGGAAAACAACAAACTAAAGGATCTAATTTCAAAAGTTCAAAAATGGTTTTATGATCGCAACTTACACACTCAGGAACCCAATAAGCAGTTCCTAAAGCTCTATGAAGAAATTGGGGAGTTGTCGAGGGGAATTGCTGAAAAGGATGAAGAAGTGACCAAAGACAGTATTGGAGACATCACTGTTGTATTGATTGGCTTGACTCTTCAACTTGGAATCAACACAAAAGAAATCTTCCCAGAACAAGAGAAATTCATTTTTTCAGAAGTTGCAAAAACAGAAGATTACTTTGTATTGATGATGGACCAAGCACTAGCATCATATTTCAACCGTCAAGGATATCAGCTTAAAAGCGTAGTGCATGAGTTGATGCGAATCTCTCAAATGCTCAACTATGATTTTGTGGAATGCTTAAATAAAGCCTATGAAGAAATCAAGGACCGCAAAGGGAAATTGGTTGACGGAATTTGGATCAAGGAGGAAAGACTAAAATGAAAGAACGGTCATTTGAACAGATTTTAGAAGAGATGAATGATTCAGTGAATAAGCCAAATCACTACTGCGGTGAATTTGGTCTGGAATCCATTGATGTCATCCGGAACTTTGCAGGAAATTTGAAAGGGGTTCAGGGATTCTATTGGGGAAATGCTATCAAATATCTTTGTCGATTCCAGAAGAAGAACGGTCTTGAAGATCTTGATAAAGCTAAGAAATATCTTGAATGGCTTATTGAAGATTTGAAGAATAGCCATGAACAGGAGTGACAGCATGAGAGATTACACGAGAAATCAGATGGATCATTTCCGTCAACAATTGCAATTGCTGATTCTTAGCAAAGGATTGACACGCAAAGAGCTTTCAAAAAAACTGAATAGAAATCAAAATACAATTCAGCAATGGATCACAAAAGACAATATAAAACCAGCTCATGTCCAAGAATTGTGCAAATTCTTCAACATTGACGAGAAGGCACTGATGGGAGATCCAGAAGAATTGACAGATTATAGATTTTTCGATCAAGGAAAATACATCTGTACTGCTCCACTCAAAGAACTAAGCAAGATCACTGGCAAAGATGTGTCAATTCTCAAGTATTATATACACTTGAACGAACAAGGAAGAGAAGCTGGCCAGTATAGAATAGAAAGGGTAATTGAAGATGAAAAGTAAAATCAATTGGCTGATCATCAATTTGATCTCATTGGCAGTTATTTCACTAGTCATTGCTATCAATCTCAATTCTAGATTAGTAGATCAAGAAAATAAGATCAAAGATATGGAATGGACTATTCAGGAGCATGAATTGAGCATTCAAAGAATGGCAGAACACAACACTGCACAAGATGTCATCTTGAATAAATTGAACCAAGAATATCAAATGCAGGAACGCAAGAAAGCAGAAGCGCTCAAGGAAGCTGCTGAAATGAATAATGTAGGAGGATAATAATGATTAACAATGTGACTCTTATTGGTCGATTGACCAGAGATGCAGAACTACGCTATACACCTAGCAACATTGCAACTGCTCAATTCAATATTGCATGCAATCGCAACTTCAAAAACGCAAATGATGAATATGATGCAGATTTTATCAATTGTGTGATGTGGAGAGAACAAGCAGAACGCTTCTGCAATTGGACAAGAAAAGGAATGCTTGTGGCAATCACTGGACGAATCCAAACAAGAAATTATGAAAATCAGCAAGGACAACGTGTATATGTGACTGAAGTTGTCGCAGAAACTTTCCAAGTTTTGGAGAAGCGTGATAATACCGCAAATCAAAATAGCATGACTGACCAGATGCCACCAAGCTTTGCAAGCCCAATGGACATTACAGATGACAAATTACCATTCTAAGGGTTTTTAAAAAAGGAGAAAAAACATGGATGATAGGACTAGAGTTGTATTGTACGGAACATATGACGGGTTTGTTCGTTCAACAGTTGAATCGCTACAAATCGCTGTAAGGCTTGATGGTGGCGAAAGGGTAGAAATACCGAGTGAGTGTGCTATAAGTGCAGATCAAATTGTCAAGAAGGATGAAATAAAACTGAAAGATGTTATCAAACGAATTAAATACTTTGATCTTGTCACTCAAGCAGTATGGGTCAATGGAATTTTAAATGAGCTGGGAAGCGGTTTTGGGTTGCATAAATATTATGAAGGATATAAGCAAGGCAAGCTAGAAGGTTTAATTGAACGTGAAAAAGTCACGATCACACAAGGCATAGCAGATTATATTGAATATGCCAAAGAAAACGATTGGGATTTGCAAGATGCTATGGATTCAGATTTTATAGCAAGCGAAGAAGATAGGAAGCTTTCTGATTGGTTTTATAAAGACAATAATATGGAAACATTCGCCCTTGCTTGGATCAATGGCTACATAGTCAAGGAAGAACCAAAGTATACAGTTAAGATCAAAGCTACTAAATAGTATTTAAGTAATGATGAAATAGGGCCTCATTTTGATCCAAGTTTTAGATCTAATTTTACAAAATCTGATCTTGAAAAATTAGATTTAGATTGGGTGTTCGATTGCGAAGGTATGGAAGTTGAGAAGGTGGGAAAATGAACAATGAGGTATATGAAGAACTGGAAAAACTTATGAGATTATTTCCTGATTCATTTATAAATAGACAACTGGAACTAATTCTTATCCCAAAAACTAACACCTACTTTTCTTTAAAAAACTGTTTTACAAAGAAAGATATCATCTCAAAGGTGTTGATGTGGTGTACTAGGGATATAGCTAAAGCCAGACCATATCAGCAACAAAAAAGGAATATTGCATTTTATGTAGACAATCGTATGCGTTTGGAAAAATATTTAGGTGCGGACATCAATGTAGACGTAGTTTATCATTGTCTAGGAAATGGGATTAACAAAGAATTGACACACAAGTTTATTGATAGTGGATTTAACATGGAAATCCTATATTTAGAAGTTTAGGAGGTAATAGAGTGAGACCAAACCGATACCCTTACACAAAGAATCAATGGGAAAAAGAAATAACACTGGTATATTTTGGCGTTAACACTAGTTTAAAATTGAGAGCAGAAAGAAATAGAATTACAAAGGAGACAAGACATGTCATTAAATAAAGCGAGAAAACGACTGATTAGAAAGTACCGTAAAATGTATAACAGCCGTCCGATAGGACTGAAATTCAGTACAGATGGCGGTAAGACATTCATTGGAATGGGAAACATTATTGAAGAATATATTCCAGATGCTAAAAACATTGATTCTGGAAGTGTTAGTGCAAGTAAATTGTCAACTGGTGAAATTAGCTTTAGAAACTTTGAAATAACTCTTAAATCAGATATTTCAAAGGAAGAATTCAATAAATTGAAAGGTGTATTGTGGTAGTGGGATGGACTTTCAAAACTTTATCTACATACTATTCACACTGGTCTGGATATCTGGTCTAATCTGGGCTAGTGTGATAGCTTTTAAAAACAGGAGAAAGAAATGAAGATGTATGTTGTAAGAAAGTATCACGGTCATTCAAGCTGGATTGATCCTAAGCATTTAGCTGAATACATTGAAGTTGAATTTGAAACTAGACATGAAGCACTTGCTCACTGTGAGAAATTAAAAGGCAAAGGGATAGTAGAAATCTATCAAAGAGAGGTTACTGAATGAAAAAATTAAACAACCGAGAATTATTTAACCTAGATCAAGAATTATTCAATTTTCGTGGAATTGACCGGGCAATCTGGACACGCAAAGCAGAAGTGATGGCAAAGAATGGTGATGACCTTGTTGGGGGTGGTAAATCTGGAATCAGCAAACCAACAGAAAACACAGTGATGAAATTTGCTACTGATGTGACTCTGAAGAATCTTGAGCTGTTCAAAGAGACTGTTGAATCCTTCAAAAAACAACTGACAGGAGAGCAGCTTGATATTTTCTACCTAAGATGGGGACAAGCCAATCTTGATTGGGAAGAAATTGCAGAAAAGCAATTTGTCAGCAATGCCACGATTTACCGCAAGCGTGCTGGCATCTTGGAAACGTATGCCAGAATGAAAGGTATACTATAAATTGAGAATATAAGATATTGTATTCTCACGCAAAATAAAATACTATAATCTTGTTCATGATAATCACATCATGGATGAGAGGGTCTCCTAATAGTGGTTAGGGAGTTAGCTCAAACGGTAGAGCGTACTGGCGGAAAACAGTAGGAGTAGGTTCGATTCCTGCACTCCCAATTCCTTATGAAAATCAATTTTAATATAGAAAGGGGGAAGCGTATGGAAGAGGTCTCACCTATAAAGGACACGGATGACATTCAAGCCATGAAGGACTACCTGAGAGAATGGAATGAAATGTATTACATGCTTTTCATCACTGGTCTCAATACAGGCTTGCGTGTTGGTGATATCCTCACGCTCAAAGTCAAAGATGTTCAGGGATGGCACATCAAGCTACGAGAGAGAAAAACTGGCAAGCAGATTTCTCGTAGGATGACAAAAGAACTGAAACGAGAAATGAGGAAGTATGTTGAAGGGAAACCATTCCATCATTTCTTATTTAAGAGCAGGCAAGGAGGAAACAAGGCCATCACTCGTGAACGAGCATACCAGATCATTCATGAAGCTGCTGAAGAATTAGGCATTGATAACGTGGGAACGCACACAATGCGCAAAACATTTGGATATAAATACTACAATAAAACAAAGGACGTAGGCACACTACAGAAGATGTTCAATCATTCATCTCCAGCCATAACACTGAGATATATTGGAATTGAACAAGCTGAACTAGATGATGCCTTGAAAAACTTTGTTATTTAATTTTATAATTTTGACATTAACATAATGAGTTAGGCATAAGCTGGAAAAAGAGAAACGAATGAAAGCCATATCCTAAAAGGATTTCAGAAATAAGGCGAGTTTAACAAAATATAAGATATGTGAAAGTGAGGAGTAAAGATGGCTCTAAAAGATGCAATCTTAAAAGTAGAAGTACTTGACAGATATGAACTAGATAAAGAATTCACGAGGTCAATAGTCAAGCTTGAAAACGATTTGACAGTATCAATCCCAAATTGTTTACTTCATTTCAGAAAGAAAGCGGTTATACCAGAATACATGGGCAAATGGCTTGAGTCAGCAAAAAGAGAAGGATATAACATTAGGGGCGCAATTGAACAAGCACCAAAAGGAAGAATTGAAGATTGGTTGGAATTAGAAAATGTAGACATCTTCGCAGAAGCTTGGGTGAATGGCTATGAGGTTAAAAAGGAAAAGAAGTATGTAGTGAAGAATAAAGGAATCATTCCTGGCAGTGCATACTTGAAACATCAACTCAAGGATGATTACTGGTATTTTGGCGCTCTTGCAAATTCTGAAAATCTTACCTCAGAACACACAGAAGAGGAGATTAATGAGGCAGGTTTTAGCTGGGTGTTTGAATGCCCAGGAATAGAAATTGAGGAAGTTGAGGAAGAGAAATGAACAACAGTATGACAATAAAACAATACACAGATATTCCGTTCATAAAAGGAGCAGTAAATGAATTGAACATGGATATCAAGAATAATCCGGGTTTGAAATATGAGATTGTAGGATATTCAATTTGCAAAGATGAAACTCTCTGCATTACCATTTCAAGTATCCTTGTACATTGGGAAGGAACACCATTCCGAAAAGAATGAGAAAATAAACTCTTGTTTTCTCACATAAAATAAAATATTATGATAGCATAGCTTCAAGTATGAGAGGGACAGACCAAAGAGATTGGCTGTCCTTTTTGCATGAGGAGAATATATGTATAACAAAATAGTTAGACCATCCTTGAAGACAAGAAAGTGGGAGAAGTTCAGAGATAAGATTCTAAGGAAATATAATTATCTATGTCAAGAGAGTTTGAGATATGGAATATCAGAACCGGCTGAAATGGTCCATCATATTTTTCCAGTTTCAGAATATCCTGAATTAGAATTTCAAGAATGGAATTGTTTACCTCTCACAAACAAGCGACACAATACTTTTCATGACAGAAAGAATGATAAAGTTATTGGTCAAGGAATTTTTTGGCAAAAGAAACGAAAAAGGGAATTTTTGAATTTTTACAAAAATCAAAAAAATGAAATTTTGTAAAAATCGAATTTTTCAATTTTTGAATTTTTGATTTTTTCGATTATCCCCCCCATCTAAAAAAATTTTTTTCGAGCGTCTGGGAACCGGTGAAGGGAACTTTTTCCAAGTCGGGACCGCTCAGACAAAAAGGGGATAAAAACTAAAGGGATTTTGGGAAGGAGGCCTAGTTTTTGGCAAAACCAGTCACAGCTAAGTCAATCAAGTCAAAAGTCATCAAACAGATGAAAGAGCTTGGGACTTATCGCAAAGAATTTGACATGATCATTGACATCTTCGCAGGCATGCTATATCAGTATCAGAAACTTGCACAGGATTATGCTGATATGGGCTATCCTGTCACAGATGTCTACGTTAACAAGGCAGGAGCTGAGAATGAGCGCAAGGTCCCCATTCTTACAGCGATGGAAATCCTACGGAAAGACATACTCAGTTATTCTAATCAATTGATGATGAATCCTAAATCACTTGGTGAAGTGGTAGAGCAAGACAATGGATCAGTTCTTACAGAGGTTCTGAAATTCAAGGATGAGATCAAGAAGAAAAGGGTGAAGTCTGATGGGTAACGTGGATAAAGCTAAAAAATACGCCCAACACGTTCTGGACCATCAGGAAGAGCATTGTGAAGAGAACATTTTGGCAGCATCACGCTTCCTAAGAGATTTAGAAAATCCTGAATTTGAAATGGATGAAGAGATGGTTGATTTTGTCGTTCATTTCATTGAACATACAATTGTCCATCAGCAGGGTGATGATATGTTTGCGGTCTCTATCCGTAATAAGCCATTACTTTTGCAACCGTGGCAACATTTTGTTGTGGTAAATCTCTTTGGATTCTATATCAAGGGAACAAATGAGAGACGCTTCAAAGAAGCCTTGATCATGCTTGCCAGAAAGAATGGCAAGACTTCCTTCACTGCTGCAATCGCTCTGGCCTATCAGATTCTTGATACAGATAGCGGTTCAAAATGCTATATTGTAGCCAATTCCGTCAAGCAAGCCTTGGAAGCATTTGGATTCTTGAGGTTCAATGTTGAGCGATGGAATGACAAGAACATTCGTATCAAGGACAACAACCAAGAACACTCAATCACTGCCAATTTTGGCGAGGAGGGTTCATTCTTTATCCAAGCACTGGCCAATGATGAAAGCAGGCTTGACTCTCTCAATGGAAATGTCATCATCCTAGATGAAGCACACACCATGAGAAATTCCAAGAAATACGGTCTTATGAAGAAAACAATGTCAGCATACCGGAACAGTATGCTTTTTGTTATTTCTACAGCAGGGGACATTCCAACGGGCTTCCTTGCTAACCGTCTGAAATATTGTCAGAAGGTGTTGAAAGAGCTGGTCAAAGATGATTCATTCTTCATCTTTATCTGTAAGGCAAATCAGGACACTGATGGAGATGTGGGAGACTACTTGGATGAGAATGTGTTGAAGATGGCAAACCCTTCATGGGGGGTTACCGTATCATTAAAAGCCCTCAAGGAAGAAGCAGAACAAGCTTTGAATGATCCACAGACCAGAAATGAGTTTTTCAATAAGACACTGAATGTCTTCACCAACTCAATGAACGCTTATTTCAATCCTGATGAGTTCATTGCTAGTGATGACTGTTATGACTGGACAATTGAGGAGCTTGCAAGGCTTCCTATTCGATGGTATGGAGGAGCTGACCTCTCAAGACTGCATGACTTGACCGCTGCTGCCCTCTATGGTGTATATAACGATGGTGAAAAAGATGTTGATATCTGTATCACACATGCTTTCTTTCCTCGTGTCAATGCTCAGAAGAAAGCCAATGATGATGGAATCCCACTGTTTGGGTGGCAATCAGATGGATGGCTGACAATGAGCAACACTCCAACAGTCCTCTATGATGACATTGTTAAATGGTTCATAGAGATGAGACAGAAGGGCTTCAAAATTGCTGCTGTCGGTATGGACAGGAAATTTGGTAGAGAGTTCATGCTCAAAATGAAGCAAGCTAAATTCAAAATGATTGACCAGCCTCAGCTATTCTATTTGAAATCAGAGGGATTCAGAAGAATTGAATTGAAAGTGAAGAATAAAGAATTTTATTATGTGCATTCGGACGCTTATGAGTATTGTGTCAGCAATGTCAGAGCCATTGAGAAAGTAGATGATGCTGTCCAGTATGAGAAATTGGACGGGGATGGCGGCACAGCAAGAATTGACTTGTTTGATGCGAGTGTCTTCGCTTGTATTCAGGCGCTTGCAAACCTTGGTAAGAATAAGAATGTGATGGATTACTTTGATTAAGTAGAAAGGAGGTGAGAAATATGGGAATCTTTGACAAATTATTCAAGCGTGGAAAGTCTCAGACGATGTTCACAAGCTTTGGAAATTCAGATCTGGGGATCATGTATGATGGTGATGGCTATATTCCATTAGCAAGAAATCCAGATGTGATCATGGCAGTCAATAAAATCGCTGACATGGTTTCAAACATGACGATCCAGCTCATGGAGAATACAGAATCCGGTGATGTACGAATCAAGGATGGGTTAGCCCGTAAGATCGACATCAATCCTTGCGATCACATGACAAGAAAATCATGGATCTTCAAGATTGTAAGGGACTTGCTCCTGTTTGGTGATGGGAATTCTGTGCTACATGTGGAATATGATCCAATGACTGACTATATCAGCAATCTCAGACCATTCCCGATGTCAGAAGTGTCGTTCAAAAGTAATGATCTAACATACATGATCCACTTCAGGGACACTGATTTCAATCCAGATGAAGTGGTCCACTTCGCCATCAATCCTGATCCAGACCGGCCTTATATTGGGACCGGTTTTAGATTGGCTTTGAAAGACATTGTCCGAAATTTGAACATGGCCACACAGACCAAGAAGGGCTTTATGAACGGAAAGAACGTTCCAAGCCTTATTATCAAGGTGGATTCATCAAGTGAGGAACTTGGAACCGTGGAAGGTCGGGAGAAAATCGCTAAGAAATACTTGACTACAAGCCAATCCGGGGAACCTTGGATTGTTCCAGATGCCTTGATGGAAGTGGAACAAGTTAAGCCATTAAGTTTGAATGACATCGCTTTGAATGAGTCAGTAGAAATTGATAAGAAGACAGTAGCTGGAATGTTAGGTGTTCCGGCTTTTGTGTTGGGCGTGGGCGATTTCAACAAAGAAGAATACAACAACTTTGTAAACACCACAATAATGAGCATCGCAACAACGATTACTCAGACACTTACAAGAGACCTACTGACTTCAACCACACGTTACTTCAAATTTAATCCACGTTCACTGTACTCTTACGACATCACAGAGCTGTCAACTGTTGCTCAACAGATGACGAACAGCGCTGCAATGCGTAGGAACGAGTGGAGAGATTGGGTTGGTATGACTCCGGATCCTGAAATGGATGAAATTATTGTTCTTGAAAACTATCTCCCACAAGGTGAGTTAGGCAATCAGAACAAACTAAATAAGGAAGGAGGAAATGCCAGTGAAGAAACGTAATTCATACATCGCTACTCAATTTGAGACACGAGAAGAACAAGAATCTGGTGACTTGATTCTGAGTGGCTACTTCATCAGGTTCGATGAAGAAACTGAGCTGTGGCCAGGCTATTTTGAAGTGATCAAACGTGCAGGAGTGGAAGAAGCAATCAAGAATGCTGATATCCGTGCATTGTTTAACCATGATCATAACCTAGTATTAGGACGCACAGGGAACAGCACAGTGAGTCTCAAAGTTGATGACAAAGGTCTCTATGGAGACATTATCATCAACAGAAACGATCCAGACGCTATGGGAGCTTATGCCCGTGTACAGCGTGGGGATATTGTTGGATGCAGTTTTGGATTCATGCCAATCAAGGTAGACACTATTGAGCGTGAAGATGGTTCATATCTTGATACCGTGCTAGAGCTTGAAATCTTTGAAGTCAGCCCTTGCACATTCCCGGCCTATCCACAGACTGAAATTGCTGCACGGAAGAAAGACTTTGAATGTCTGAAACGTGCCAATATTGAAGCGTTAAATGAACGCAAAATGAAAATTAAGGAGAAATACAATCTATGAACAAAGCATTGATCTTGGGCGCACGTATGCGCACTAAAGCAAGCAAGGTTGTTGAATTGGAAGAAGAAATCACAGAATTGAAAGACCGTTCTGCAATCGAAGCGGAAAAATTGGACCGTGCTGAAACTGAAGAAGAAGTTTCAACGGTTGAGAAGAGCCTTGAAGACATCCAAAAAGAATTGGAAGAAAAACAAGCAGAAAAAGCAAAACTTGAAGAAGAAATTGAAGAACTTCAAAAACAAGTTGATGAACAAAATCGGAAAGCCCCAACTTATCCAGACGGGGAGCAACGTGGAGGAAAGAAATTGGAACAACGTGACGCAATTGCTAAATTCATTCGTACTGGTCAAACTCGTGACATTGAAGGT